AAATAAACAAGTGATTCATAAGGTCTATTAGGTGTAGTAGTGGTAGCTTGTTCCACTATTTTAGTTTTATTAAGTAGGAATGTAAAGTCAGCAATCGTTGTGGCAGATAACTTATTGGGTTTAAATACTTCATTAGAACCAAAGTTACTCAAGTACGTTTGTACATTGGTAAATGACTCAACTTTATGAGTTCCAGTTCCAGTATTAGTTATATTTACAGTAGCCCCACCACTAGAAGCAGATACTTCAAAAGTTCCAGCACTTATATTACTGCTTTTTACATAATAAGATGTTAGTAAAGATAGTCCTGCTGGAAGTGTGGTTGAGGTAGTAAACTGAACTACATCTCCATTTACTAATTTATGACCTGTAGCTGTTATAGTGTTTGATGTGGCTCCTGTACATGTTAAGGATGAAGAACTATGTGATCCTGTTATATTTTCTGAAGTTGTATTACTTCTAACAAATACTTCTTCACCAGCTATACCTGTTGCATAACCTGTTAAGTCGATTAACTTCATTTCAGTACCAACAGTAGAGGTTGCTCCATTTACACCATTAGTTGAACCACCTTTAACAATCATGGCATAGGCTTCATCCTCAGATCTCCTGATGGTGTGAATAAACACATCATCACTATCATCAGATGTTACACCAGATACTTCAGTAATGTGTTCAGTACAGGGTCTCTTCTCTAATCCTCTTGCAATGTGTGAAAGACCGTTTACCTGTGTTTCACCTTGTGTTGGTAACCTGAGTGTTGCAGGTTGCTGTGAAACCCCATTAATTAAACTTGGGATTGTTCCTGATATTAGTGGCATTGTTCCTTATGATAAAAGTGCTGTTCCTCTGTCTCTCTCTACTACCCTGTAGACATCGTAAGTATCAAAGATTGTGTAGTCTCCCACATTTGATTCATATTCCATTAACTCAGACCATGCTTGTCCTTCGTCTTCTTGGAAGAACCTGTGTAACTCACCTGATCCCACAACTCTGTCGTGAAATACACGAGCAGACCTGATTGCAATGAATCTTCGTGCTGCCTCTGGTAAGTCTCCAAAATTAAAGTATGTTACAGTATTTACTGTTACATTGTCTGTAAATATGAAGGTATTATTTTGTCTATCATATAACTTATTTGCTCGTTCAGTAATGTCTTTTTGACTACTTCTTACTGTAGCAGTTGTGTCTATTCGTAAAATACTTGCACCTAATTCTATTTCTCCATTTGTATTAGGTCTCTTTATTACATCAAAATCTGTATTAAAAGTCCATCCTCTAGATTGAACTGCCCTTGATGTGTTAGTTAATATGTCTTTTGCAATAGCAGCATCAGAACGACCAGCTAAATTGGTTAAGTCATTTACTTTGTACTCACCAATAGTCATCAGCATTAGATTTACTGCATCTAGCTCAGACATTCTTTTTAAGTCTGCCATTTTATTTCCTTGTAAAAAAAAGGGAGTACCTTATAACAAAGTACTCCCTAAGAGTTTAACAGCTATTAAGTAATAGCGTGTATTGATACAGCAGCCGCAGGTCTCAATACGTTGTGACCCATTGCATACTTGGATACAATTAGTGTACCCTGTCGGTTGATTTGATATTCCGATTCAACTGACATATCCATTAGTTTAACAGTAGCAACTGCATCTTGAGTCATCACAAGTGCACGTACTTCCATTGCAACATTGGAAATGTACTGGTTATCTCCAGATGCAAAGTCATCTGTATTATCTCCAGCAGGTACACCATACTGACTTTCACGACCAGATCCGATGTTGTCTGCTAGTGGAGCTGGTGCTGTAGCCGCACCATCCTTATGACCGGCTGGTCTTGCTGCTATTAAGGCCGCATTTGAAGAAGCCTGTGTCCACAGGTTAGATACCCATGTAGTTCCAGAACTATAGTAACCAAGATGATTAGTTACATGGATTGGCATACCAAGAATTTGTGGTACTTGTCCACCAGCTATAGAACCTCCACCTCCAACATCTCTATTGAAGATTGCGAAGTCAACCATATCAGTTGCACTTGAGACTTTGAATAAGTCATAGTACATGTCTGTAGGCATAACAACGAATGGATCACCCGGAATATTGTAGTTATCAAAGACACGCCTTGCATCCATGATAGCTTGTACAATATCCTTTGGAAGACGAATGTCTCCAGCCGCATCTCCACACACAACATTCGGTGTAAAGTCCTCGTCATCAAATGCTGAGTAGTCTTGAATCATACCTGTTTCTCCAGCAATAGTTGCATTTTCACACAACGATGCTTTAACTGCAAGTCTCAAGATGTTCTCGTCAGCAACTTTTGATAATCCAAAGCCAGCTTCTTGAGTGTACACGCTTCTGATGTCATAATGTCGCATAGCATCATCAATATTAGGGATGAATTGTGCGTTAATTAGGAGATCATCTACTGCAACAATACGCTCTCCTTGCTTGGAGGCTGTTGGAGTTATCTCGTTACCCGGAGTGTGGTAAGACGCATCACGGTACTTACCTGTCATCGGGAACTGGGCCGATTTACCTTTTGAAATCGTTCTCACACGATGTAGAGGCATCATTATATTCTTCGACTGAAATGCTGTCAACACCTCTCCTGCGTACAACTTGAGAAATAGTTCCCTAGATGCACCTGCTCTTGCGGTATCAGCATTGACCAAACCAGACCGATGAATGCCTCCTTCTATATTACTTGATATAGAAGAATAATTTGTAGCCATTTTGTTTTTCCTTAGATTAATGGTTATTGATTAATAACTCGGAAATCTAGGTCTCACAAAGTTCAGTACAGAGTTGTCCCACGCATGAGGCTAAGTCTTACTTTTCGGTATTGTCCTTTGTTTCTTTGTTAGAGCACGTTGGAATTACCCAACCTTTGTGCAACTCTTGCTCTATAAGCAGGGTCGCTATGATACTTCGGATCGCTCATTGCCGAAGTAACCTGTGCTAGTGATTCGTAACGAGGAGCTATATCCTCACCAACCTCACCAGACATTAGTGCTGGAGGAATACCCTCCGAATTCTGATAGCGGGCATAAATTCCCGCAACTGCTAACTGAGTATTAGCATCTAAATTTTCTAACTGTGTATTAAAGGATTCAATTTCCCACGGTTGTAGGTTATCATTTGCCCACTCTAACATATTGTTATAGTTTTGTTCTCCTCCAACACTAGAATGTACTGTATCTATATTCTGATCTCTTAATGCCTCTTGACCTGAGATCCAAGTACTAGCTACTTCCTCACTAATACCCGCTTCTTCAAGTGCATTTAAAGCCTCTTTAGATAGTGTACCTGTACTATTGTATTCCTCTTGGAATGCAGAGAAATCTAATCCTCTATCATCTAGAAGTTGATGTACTTGGGATGGAGTGGTTTCCTGTATTGCAGGAACTTCTTCATCTTGGAATCTTTGTGCTTCCTCTTGTTGTTGTCTTTCTTCTGAACCAGAGTGAAACTGTTGTTCCAGATTTTTGTATGCCTGTGCTAACTCTTCAGCAGAGTTAAACTTCTCTGGAAGCCACTCAGGTCTTGAGTCATCTCTGACATATAGTTCTTCTTCTACATCATGTAGCTCTATTGGGTCTTCCACTTTAGCTAACATTTCGTGAACGTGTGCAGGTTCTCCTGCTAGATTAACACCTTCGCCTTGATAAGTTTGTACTTCATCTACCATTGTCTTTCCTTCTTAATGTGTGTAATTACGCTTGACCTGCAACAGCTTGTCGCATCTGATCTGCCATCTCAGGATTCTGAGTCATGGCTTCACCCATGCCTTTAGCCATTTGCGGAGCTACTCCTTTAACAACATCACCCATCATTTGAGCTTGTTGTTGTTCTTGCATTTCCGCTTTTTGGGCTTGCTGTGCTTCAGCTTGCTCTTGTTGAATCTGTTCATCTGTCTTAATTAGACCACCTGTGTCAATACCAAGAGATGCACCTAATCTATCCATGTAGTCATCAATGTTTAGTTTCTGTGCAATTACTTCTGGCCCCAAAGGAGCTAGATACTCTAAGAATTGTGATAGTTTATTAAGATCTTGACCCCGACCTAGTGCTTCCATACCTGTGACAATCTTTGGTTTCACTTTGTCTTTTGGAAACTTAGGCATCTTCTTACTCTTAACCATTTTCTGAAGTAGAAGATTAATTAACGGTAACTGAAATTCCTGAGATAGTACAGAATAGACACCGCCTAGAGTACTCTCTAGTTCTTGTGCCATGAAGCGTACTTCTTCTGCCGTTACTCTCTCAGCATCTCGTTGAACAGAAGAGTTAAGTAGAAAAGCCGCAGCTAATCTTTCTTCTATTTTTCCTGCTGTCTCCTGTGCAACTCTGAAATCTCCAGCTTTTTGCACTTGGAGAGTTGATACATCGTTTGCATCACCTTGTATTATTGCACCGCTTGGTGCTTCAGCTACAGCCCTTATCCTAGTAGTTCCATTAGGTCTCACTAAGAAAAGAACTTTAGAGGCAGCCGCAGATCCCTCTACTATAGCCATAGTTAGAGCCTCAAGTGACTTCAGGTCACCTAAGTACTCTTCTACTAAACCTCTTCCATAAGATTCCCCATCTACCCTGCTAAATCGCAGAGGTATAAAAGGGTTCTTATCTATTGGATACTTACCAAAAGAATCTGGAACGGTTGTAGTACCTAATTCTTGATGGATATGCCAGTATTTACCTTTGTTACATATGTAAGTAAATAGCTCGTAGGGCTTGTCAGGAGACTCAGGGGAAAGCTCCTGTGGTGAAGGAAGCCCTAGAGCTACTCTTGCCTTCTCTGGTACTGTTTTTGCATTGAGTGATTCTTTAGTTATTAGGTAGAGTAAGTTACCCATTGGATCACGCTTACACACGTACCTGTCTAGATGAAACACTCTCATTCCTGTGTCATCCTCTGGTAAATAAATTAAGCAGTTACCAGTTGTGATTAGGTGCTTCAGAGCTTCAAACACAGGTACTCTGTATG